CAACGAGCGGTGGAGATCTGTCGGAAATTCCCGACGACATCTTCATCCGCTACTACCGTACCCTCAAGGAGATCAAGAAGGACCACATGGAGCGTATGGCGGATGCCGAGGATGTGACAGGCCTGTGGTTCTACGGCCCTCCCGGGGCCGGGAAGAGCCGGAAGGCGAGGCAGGACTTCCCGGAAGCTTACTTGAAGATGCAGAATAAATGGTGGGATGGCTACCAGGGGGAGGAGTTCGTTATCCTCGATGACTTCGACTGCAAGGAGCTGGGGCATCACCTCAAGATCTGGGGCGATCGCTACGCCTTCCTAGCAGAGACCAAGGGAGGGGCCATCCAGATTCGGCCTAAGACGCTCATCATCACCTCCAACTACAGCATCGACCAGCTCTTCGGGGAGAATGAGGAGATGTGCGGAGCTATCAAGCGCCGCTTCAAGGTCACGCACTTCAACATGCCCTTGTAAAAAAAAACCGGTGTTTTTAAACACCACCATTTTCAAGTACCTTTAAGGGGAGGGGCGTAGCCCCGAGCCTGTGTAGAGCCACAGAATGAATTGTACTTCATGCTCAAGCGAGGCACTACCATGCCAAAAGTGTCACATTATGGTTTTTAAAAAATGGAATCATATAGTTGTAAAGAGATAAAAGGCATATATGTGCTATACCCTAATTACTGTATATTGTAAACCATAGCTTCTACTCAGCTACCAAATCTGTACTATAAATACATATGTTGTTCATTATATCCAATTATTATATAAATGGCAGTTCGTCGTAGGTTTAAGCGTGCAGTTCGTCGTGCATCCCGTCGTTATGGTGCTGGTGCCAAGAGACGGCGTATGCAAGTGGTCGGACCCTATCGCGGTCGCGGCGCACGTAATGGTGATGTTGGCCGGTACGGCCCTTATCATCGTGTTGCTGGTGGCATGCTTAAGGAGGGTGGCAAGCAACTGATGAAATACGGCAAGCGCAAGTATAACGATTGGAAGAATCGGCCCCGCAAGGTGCCACGTGGCGAGAGGCAGGCAGGTGGTAGTTTCCATACTTTGACTAAGTCCAGTAAGTCCTTTGGTTCTCGACGTAAAATGTCGGTTAAGCGTTGTAGTCGGCAGGCGTACGCTGGAGCTGTGAAGCTAGTTCAGCATCACCAGGGTGTTACTAATTTTGATACGACAGCTGGATTTTTTCCTCTGGCGAATCGACATGATAGTACCACTAATGAAGTCAAATTGCCAATGAATGGAATTGATCCTAATCAATTTGTGATCAACGGTCGTGTTGGCGAGGAACCTGTCCATTACTCATTTGGTTGGTCTGATACTACATCGGCTGCTAATATTGTTAGAGTAGCGTTGCAAGGCCAGAATCCGTCTTGTGATGCAGCAACTACTCTTTGGGAAAACGAGCGTAACTATCTTGGAGTTAATTTTGCACCAGTTAGTAATAATGGCATTACGGAAGTAGTAAACCATGAGTGGATAGCTATGAAGTTGAATCTGTATGGTGCTCGTATTCGTAGTACCACCTTTCAAATCGATTTTATTCGGTTTCTAGATGATGATGCTAATTTCTTTTTGCCTGTGAATTCAACGAGTTCTAAGGCTAAAGAAGCTCTTGAGTATATGAGTGCTCCGCTTACTTATTCTAATTTGGTAAAGCGTGAGGTGAATGCTAAACGTTATATTCAGTTTGTGAAGAGTGATAAGCATGTCATTGCTCCGGAAGATTCTACTGATCTGAATACATCCTCAGGGAAGCTGAAGGAAGTTAACATATTTTATAACCGTAATCGGTTTTTGAATATGATTCGGCACGAACCATTTCAATATGACGCTGGTACAGCGGTTAATTTGCCGTTAGCGCATGCACAAGCTGATGGTGCAGATTATCAAGTTAATCTAGTGCCTGATAAGGAGACTAAGCTTAAGAGTCGTATTTATATTATAATTAGGGCTTTTAGTCCGGATCGTAGGTCTTCTACTACTGTGCAATGGGGTACATTGACAGGTCCGTTTTCTTATATTACTAATAGTATCTATGGAGGGATTGCTACTGTTAATACAGAGCCTTCATATGATTTAATTATACGTAACAAGTATAGTTTTACTCCAGCTATGAATTGGGCAAGTTCTCTGATTCCATAAAACAAAAAAAAACGGTGTTTTTCAACACCACCAATTTCAAATCTCGCATTATCAAGAAATGGAAGCTGCTGGCCAGCTTCGCGAGGATCTAAGTAGCAGCTGCCAGCTAGCTACTCGGTACTGCTAATGTGTACCGCCGGTTCCTGGGTGCGGGCCAGTATTACCCCGCACCTAGGAACCACTACCATTATTTAAAAAATAATAACAGTGGTGACTAGGACAAGCAACAGATGGCGCAAAGCAAGAGATGGTGCTTCACTCTCAACAACTATACATTGGCGGAGCAGGAAGCTGTTATGGTCTGGCCGGAGGTCAAGTACCTTTTGGTTGGGGAGGAACAGGGGGAGGAAGGCACAGCTCACCTACAGGGCTACGTGGTCTGGGGCAAGATGAGGCGCCTGGCAGCTATGAAGAAGCTGCAGCCTCGCGCCCACTGGGAAGTGGCCAAGGGCACCTCCGAGCAGAACTACAAGTACTGCACGAAGGAGGGCGACTTCAAGGAAGTCGGCGAGAAGCCGTCGGACGACGGGGGACTCGCGGAGAAGCTGCGTTGGAAGAGGGCCAGGGACGTTGCAACGAGCGGTGGAGATCTGTCGGAAATTCCCGACGACATCTTCATCCGCTACTACCGTACCCTCAAGGAGATCAAGAAGGACCACATGGAGCGTATGGCGGATGCCGAGGATGTGACAGG